AACACACTGACATATCATCAGCATATACAAAAGAAATTAAAATTAAAGAAAACGGTAATGTTATAATTACTATAGATCCTAAATAATGGCTAAAATAGATGTAACATATCATAACCTTCTTGATAAAATACTTCAGGAAGGTTATACTTATGAAGATCCTAATAGAAAAGGAGTTAATAGAATTGAAATACCATCATATACATTTAGACATGAGTTTAAAGATGGATTTCCTGCAATAACCACAAAAAAACTCCATTACAAAAATGTTGTAACAGAGTTAATTTGGTTTTTACGTGGTTATACAAATATTAAATATCTTGTAGATAATGGTTGTAATATTTGGAATAAAGATGCTTATAATTATTATTGTAAAAAATCCAAAGAACAAGGATTTATGCATAATAGCTTTGAAGCTTTTATAGATATGATTAAAGGAATTGAAGATCCTAAATTATCTAAAAGAATTCCAAGTAATTACAA